CGGGTCGCGGATGGCGCCAGCGGCGGTCTGGAGGCCGGCCCCCACCTTGGCGGCGCTTGTCGCGGCCTTCGCGGTCGTGAGCCGATCCATGGCGTCCGCGTAGGCCTCGGCGCTCACCCGGCCGGCATTGAACTCCTCCGTCCAGCGCAGGAGCTCGTTCTCGATGGCCTGCATCTGCGTCAGCGTCTCGGGCGGCGCCACCTTGTCCAACGACGCGGCGAGGCCCTTGGCGTGCTCCGTCGCGCGCTTCTCCTCGGTGGTGGAGAACATCAGGATCCCCACGTACTCGGCGGTAGCCTCGATCTCCCGCTCCCTGGCGGTGGTCATCTGCTCGGCTTGCTTGATGAGCGCGTTGGCCTCGCGCTCCGCTTCGGCGGCTTCTCGCTTCGCCCTGGCCTCTTCTCGGATCGCCGCCGCGTGCGCCTTCTTGGCGGCCTCCGCTGCGGCATCCGCGAGGATCGCCTCCTTGGTGGCCTGTGTGCTCCGGCCCATCGCCGCCGTCGCCTCGTCCAGCACCGGCGTCAACCCGTCGATCCGCTGCTGGAGCTCCTCGCTGGAGGTGGTCAGAGCATCCCATGCTACGCCGATCATCATCGGCCCGAGCATCTTCTGCGTGGCGTCTACCACCGTCGTCCACAGGCTCCGCTGATCCGATTGCAGTCCCGCGATCTTGCCCCTTGTGTCCTCGGTCGCCTTCTGCCATGAGCTGAACGCGCGGATGGACGCCCGCTCGACGTCGGCTTGCGAGTCGGTGAGCTGACCCGTTGCTTCGGCGAGGTCGATGAGCGCCAGCCGTTCGGCGTCGAGGATCGGCTTCAACGCCTCGTGGGCAGCGGTCACGTCGGCAGTGATCTCCGCCGCTCGCTCGGCGTCCTCGGCATAGATCCGCCAGGCCACGTACGCGAGGCCCACCACGCCCGCGACGCCGGCCACCGCCCCGGCCACGGTGCTCATCGCCGTGCCGCTCGCCATCATGCTCTGGGCGACCTGGAGGCCCTGCTGGGTGAGCACCTGCATCGGGTTCGCGCCCGAGGCGAGCTGGGTCACGACGTCCGGCATCTGAACCGCGACCTGACGGAGCCCGCCGGCCATGCTCGATGCGCCGACCCCGGCCGCGCGTGCGGCATCCCCCAGGTCCTTTGCAGAGCTGGCCGCCGCGTCCATCGGCCCGCTCGCCTGGTCGGTCACCCGTAGGACGATGTCGATCGAGTCAGCCACGGAGATCCCACGTCACTTGAACGCCGGTGGGGAGCCGCCTTAGCTCCTGCTGCTCGTGCTCACGGCGGATCCGGATGCACAGGGACGCGAGCCCGAGCTGGTAGGGCGTGAGCTCCTCCACCTCATGGGGCCACCGCCCGTAGCGGTGGGCGACGGCATCGAGCAGGAGCACGGATTCAGGATCCGCCGCGAAAGGAGGCCAGGCGCGCGGCGTCACCTCCCGATCCCGTGGAATGGCCCCATGCTGCCACATAGAGCGCGTCGAGCATGTCCTGCGGGAGATAATGCTCCGGGAGCCGTGGCGGGCTGCTGGTGCGGTCCATGGGCTCGCTGGAGGGCACGATCTGTACGGGCTCCCATCCGCCCCCGTCCCCGTTCGCCACCGCCACCACCGAGGCTCGAACGACCGCCGCTTGAACCTCCTGGGCGCGCCCCATCCGCTCCGGGTCCTGGAGGTTCCGGGTCAGCCGGTCGCGCCGGATCTGCGCCAGCTTGGCCGGGCGCTCGTCCTCGGGGAGCTCCGCTACCGCGGCCTCGGCCACGATGTCCTCGGTGCTCGGCGTGGCGATGGCCAGGAGCAGCGTGCGGCTGTCCCGCATGACCGCGGACGTTACCCGCTGGAGCCGGAAACGCAGCTTGCCTAGCTGAACCTCCAGGTGGGCGCCTTCCTCGAGCTGGTCAAGCGCGCTCATGGTCAGCTACCGATGCCGGTGGCGGTGTTGTTCGTGAGCACGATCGCCAGGCCGCTATTCGAGGCGTCCGCGTAGCCCCGCCACCGGACGGATTGCGTGATGTACCCGGCCGCGCTGATGGGATCTTCGCACTTCTCCAGGATGGCGTTGTGCAGCGTGAACGCCAGGGACATCGACCCGGACGTGAAGGTAAGCGTCACGTTCGCCGCGGTCTTGGCCAGGTGAGCCGTGTAGAGGGCATCCGTCCGGTAGACCAGGTCGCATTCGATGGTCACGTTCACGTAGTCGCCGCGGTCGGGCTCCGCGATGTACAGCGTGCCGAGCTCGTGGACGCCGTCGGAGTCCAAGCCGTTGTCGATGGTCAGCTTGAAGTTGCGCGGGCTGTAGTTCACCGAGTTGAAGGCAAGGTTGCCCGCCTCGTTGTGCAGGACCGGCGTAAAGGACGCCAGGGCCGGAAGTGAGGGCGAGGCGGCTGCGCGGGCTCCGGCGTTCTTGAACACCATGTCGGCCATCACGAACATCGGTTTGCCGGCCTCTACGGACAGCACGAGCTTCGACACCTTGCCGCCGTAGAACTCCTCGGCGTTCGCGGTGCCGCGCTGCTGACACGCGGAAAGGCCCGTGGGCAGGGTCGAGGCCATCGTAAAGGTGTGGGTGTAGGGCCCGGTGCCCGCGTCCGCGACCGTGCCCATCGCGTGCTTCAGGAGGAGGCCCAGCCCGTTCCCCGCGTAGCCGGCCACCGCCTCGATCGTCCCGCTCGTGCGCTCCTTGGCTTCGAAGCTCTCCGACTGGACGGCGCCGACCGAGGCCGCGCTCACCAGATGGGGGAGCGGCTCGTGGGTCGCCCGCGCCATGACCGTCGAGGACTTGCCCCGGATGGTCATGGTGCGGGACGCCTCCGTGCCCCAGGTGCTCTCCTCGCCGATCGCGAACCGTAGATCCCTGCCGAGGTATGGAACTGCCATCTGTCCTCCTAAGCCTCATCCTGGTCGCGGATGAGGAGCCAGGCGCGTGGAACCTCCACCGCGCCATCCTGGGTTCTCACGGTGGGAACCACCGTATAGTCGAGGTCGACCGTGCCGGCGGCGATCGTCAGGATCACCCACCGGCCGGCAAAGAAGCGGGTCTTGGTGGCGTCCACCATGGCGGCCTGTGCGGCACCGGCTCGCGTGACCACGTACGTGGCGTAGTCGATCTCGTCGCACGCATAGCTGTTCGCGAACGGAGCTCCGCGCCGGCGGATCCGTCCGCCCATGTCGAACGCGACGTGTACCGTCTCGTCGCTACCCTTCGCCCATCGCGTCAGCGGCCGGTCGTCGCCCGGACGAGGGATGATGGCGGCGATCTGGCGCCGGGGTGGGCCGCACGTCTCGATGTACCCGGTCTTGGCCGCGGCGATGACCACCGCCGCCGAGCCCGCCGCCGCCCCCGACGCATTCCAATAGACGTGGATGTGCAGCATGCCGGCCGCGGGGGCGGCGTAGCCGTCGATCTGGAGGGTGCCGGTGCGGTTGGTGCGGTTGAAGCCGGACCAGGCATAGACGAGCTTGGTGGAGCCGTCCGCGTCCACGACCCGCACCTCGTTGCCCGAGGCGTCGATCTCGTCCCAAAACTGGTCCCATGTCGCGGGTACAACCGTCTCGATGTCGATCGTCCCGGCCGCGCCCGCCGTATTGTCCACCGACATGGACGCCCGGCGCTTCCAGGTAAACCCGGTCTCGCGGTACCAGCTCATATCCCCGACCCGCTGGGGTTGTCCCAGTAGACCTCGATCGTGCCTGCGACCAGGCTGGCCCCGGGAAGGTTGTACTCGTCGCCGTCGAACGTCTCGAGCGACACCTTGAGGTCGTAGACGTTGCCGTTCAGCGAGCGGTCCGCCTCCAGGGCGGTCGCGATGTCGTCCACGAGGTCGAGGCCGGCGTAAAGCCGCGCCTGCGGCGTGTCGGTCGTGGCGTAGACCCGGGCAAGCAACGAGACCGGCATCGTCCGAATGTAGTTCCCGAGCGCATACCCGTGCTCGGTGTGGATGGCCCGCGGCGTCAGCACGACCAGCAGATCGCGGCCCTCGACCGGGAGGCCGGCGGCGACGATCACCCGGTCGTTGCCCGAGAGGTCGTAGGTGTAGCTGCCCCCGGTGATGCCCTGGAGGTCGGTCACGATCCGGGCCACGGCGGTCTGTGCGGTGCTCGCCATCAGCGCCCCCCACCGAGCACGGCGGTGCGGACGTGCTGCGCCAGCTCGGGGCCGAGCTTGTGCGCGGCGTCCTCGAGCGCCGGCCGGAGGTATGGGCGCTTCGGGATGGTCACCTCGCGCACAAGGACAAAGTACGGCGTGCCGACCGCCCCGCCCCGCTTGAGCCTACCGCCCGCGGTGCGCTGCTCGGTCTTGAGCACGAGGATCCCGCCGCTCCGAGTCGCGATGAACCGCAGCTGCAAGTCGCGAGGCGAGAATCGCGCCACGCCCGCGCCCGTGAGTGCCGGGCCGACCGGGATGGCCAGGAACTTCCCCCGGACGGGCCGGATGGTCGCCCCGTATTCGTGGCTTGCGGCGTACTTCACCTCACCTCGGCCGCCGCCGCCCGCGTAGAGGTGGAGGAGCACCGCGTTCGTCTGGTCCTGGACGCGGTACCCGATGCTCTGCCGGAGCCGGCCCGAGCGCGTATGCAGCGGATTGCCCCCGGTGACCGCGGCCTGCGCCTTCGCCTGGGCGGAAAGCCCGGCCGTCTGAACGACCTTCAGCACGATCCGGCGCACGCCACCGGTCCCCAGGACTTTCAGGTCGTGCTGAAATTGCTCCAGCTTCCGGAGGTCGAGCAGTTCAAGCGGCAAGGAACACCCGCGGCAAGCGGAGCGGGGCTACCAGCGTCCGGATGTCGGAAGGGATGATGTGATCTGCCTCCCGCACCGTCACCGACGTACCGCCCTGGTTCGTGGTCACGATGCCTTGCGTCCGCCGCTGTTCCCACAGGTGCTTCGTGAGCATGACCGCGGCTTGAGCCAGAATCCCGGGGACCGTAGACCAGCCTGCGGTCACCGTGGCCTTGATGTTCCGGTAGTACGGCCCCCCGTCGTACCAGGAAAGCCCGCTCGAGATCGTGTACGCGATCAAGCCCTCGTCGCCCTTGATGAGGCTGTAATTGCTGGCCGTCACCGCCGTGGAATACGACTCGTTCGGGTCGTCGTAGATGCTGGAGATCGCGGTCACCGGCCACACGTCGATCCGCAAGTGCCGCGAGTCCACGCGATGCACGAGGCCGCCGAGCCCGTTGTACAGCGTGTAGCTGGTCGACTCCATCGTCGGCGCCGTCCCGCTCGACGCCTGCGGATAGCCGCACCAGGCGGCGAGGAGCACGCCGACCCGGGAGATCACCGTCTCCAGGTTGGTGTCCTCGGCGGTGCCGGTCAGGGCGGGGAGCGCCAACCGCGCCTGCGCGGCGGTAATCAACGCCACCGGCTACCCCGCATCGCCCGGTCCTTGGGTGGGGCCGAGGGTGCCGGCGTCACCACCGGCTCGGGCTCGGGCTCGGGCTCCACGAGGAGGAACAAGCCGTCGAAGTCGGCCAGCAGATACCGCCCCGTATCCTCGGGCACCTCGCGCTCCTCTCCAGCCTGCCAGGTCGCTTCGGTGCCGGGGCGGCTACCGATGTAGTGGCCTCGGGCCAGGAGGAGCCGCATAGATGCCTCCCATCAGCTGATCGAGTGCTTGTAGTTCCAGCGGACGTTTTTCTTGCTGGACGAGTCCACCGTGAAGAACACCTCGCGCACCGTGGAGACCATGTTGTAGATCCCGCGGGGGATGTCCTTGTCGATCTCCACCATGGAGCCGCGGCGCTGGCCGATCTTGAACCGCGACCGGTTGCAGATGATGAACCCGGTCTTGTTGGTGGTGACGTTGTCGAACACGCCCGAGGCGTTCAGGTCGGCGCCCACGAACTCCGACACGATGATCGGCACCCCGAGGAGCGAGGCGAGCTGGCCGGAAAGCACGGTCGCCAGCGGCCCGTACTTCTCCATGGTCAGGACTTCGGAGAACCCGAGCATCTTGACGATGTAGTACTCCGGCGAGACGACGCAGATCAGCTCGCCCGAGACGCCGTGCGGGCTGTCGAGCGAGCCGCGGGCGGTCAGGAAGCCCGCCGTCGTCTCGGCGCCGCTCCCGTCCGCCGTGTTGGACACGTCCGTCGCCCGGGGACGCAGCCCGATCCAGGCACGGCGGTGGTCGGAGGCGGTGCCGAGGCCGGTGGATCCCCAGCGAGACCGGATGTTCCACGAGGCGATCGTGTCCTGGTGCGTGGATGCCGTGTCACCGTTGATGATCGCGTCCTCCTCGCCGTCCACGATCGCGGTGATGAGCTCCTGACGGAGGAGGCCCATCGAGTCGATCAGCGAATCCTCGCTGGCCTCCTCGTCAAGCTGGGTGCGAACCGCGAAGCCGACCGCGTCGATCGACCGCTGGGCGGTCACGACGCTGCTGGAGGTGTAGTAGCTCGGGTCGTCCGCGCTGACCGACGCCTTGAGGTAGGGCCGCAGGCCGGTCGTCAGGAACGGCAGCAGCATGTTCTTGGCCGACATCGGCATCGTCTGGAACAGCGAGGCCAGGCGCCGCTGGAGCACGAACTCGCGCTCGAGGACCGGCATCATCACGTCCGGATACCACTCGGCTCCGGAGGTGCTGATGTCGCCGAAAGCGCGCTTGATGCTGGCGGGCGCCTGCTCCATGAGCCGGCGGATCTTGGCGTCGCACTTGGGCGCGGCGTGGCGCCGGGCCTCCGGATCCCGCCAGGACTTGAGCCGGCGGATGATGTTCCGGGTCTCCACCGTCTCCTGGAGCTGACGCTGCCAGGCACAAACCGGCTCGGAATCCAGCAGGCCATCGACCCAGCCGACCTGGTCGTCCATTTCGCCGACCGCGCGGATCTTGCCGTCGGGGCGGATGAACGCCTTGAGCTCGGTCT